GCTTTCGGACTATTGTTGGTCTGATTCACCGTCCGGCTGTTGTCGTTGTTGTAGTAATTGTTCACGACAGACGCACCGCCGGTACCGCTCACAACAGCGGCAGACACCCCATCAAGCCGATAGCTCAGATCCGACTGCATCGTCAGTTTCATGGTTTCGGCAACACCGGAAACCGCCTTTTCCACGTATTTTTTGCTCTTGTTGATGCCGTCCGCAAGCCCACGCATGAAGTCCGGCATCCAGCTTTCGTAGTCGGTCAGCGGGCCTTTATCCGGCACGGAGAAGTGCAGAAATTCACGGATGGTATCGGCAACGCCCGTCACGCAGTCCGCAAGACTGCCGATCATGCTCTTGATGCCGTCGATGATACCGCTGATGATGTCTGAACCCCAGCTCCAAGCGTCGGAGGCAAGCCCCTTCACGAAGTCCACAGCGGTATTGAAACCGTCCTTCACGGTCGTCACAATGCCGCTGATTTTCTCGGAAACGGCGGACTTGATATTCTCCCAGATGCTTGAAACCGTGGTCTTGATCGTCCCCAGCACATTGGAAATGGTCGTGGATACGCTGTTCCAAGCCGTGGAAACCTTGTTTTTGATGCTGTCCAGCACGGATGAAATCGCCGATTTAATGCCGTTCCAGATGCCTGATACAGTTCCCGAAATTGCAGTCAGTACCGTGTCAATGACCGTTCTGATACCGTTCCAGATGGTTTCAAATGTGCTTTTGATGCCTTCCAGAAGCGGTGTGAGGAAGGAAACGATGCTGTTCCAGATTGCGGAAATCTTCTCCGAAATCCAGTCCATCGCCATGCCAATGAGAATCTGAATCGCCTGAAAAATGTTCTCAAACAGATAACGGAACGCCTCCAGCAGCGGAGCGAGAAAATTGTAAATCTCGATGAAAATGCCGGTGACGAAGTCCCTGACCGCAGTAAAAATGGTGGTGGCAACCGTCTGAATTGCCGTGATAATGTTCGTGAATGTGGTGTAAATCGCCGTCCATGTATTCACGAAGAAATTACGGATTCCGGTCACAATGCCTGTGAAGAACGTGGAGATCGAAGTCCAGATTCCCACAAAGAAATCCTTGACTGCTGTCCATGCACCGTTCCATGACGTGCCGAACCAGCCGAGAACCACATCGGCAACATTTTTGATGACGTTGAGAATGTTTTGGAAAGTGGACACCAGCAGATTCCAGATGGAAATGAAAATGCCCTTGACACCGTTCCACATCTGCTCCCAGTCACCTGTGAACAGCCCCACGAAAATATCCAGTACACTGAGAATGACACCCGATACTGCAGAGAGAATATTCGCAATATTGGTGAAAACGCCCTCGAATACAGGTGCAAGCACGGAACAGAGAGCGTCCCATGCGGCTTTCAGCATTTCGGTGAAATTCTCAAAATCAAAACCCAGTTCATTGACTCTTGAAACGATACCGTCCGCAAGTCCTGAAAATGTTTCTTTAATCTGGTTCCAGATGCCGATGATGTTGTTTTTGAATTCCTCATTCGTATTCCATAGATGTACAAATGCCGCCACAAGAGCCGCAATCGCTGCAACTACGGCAAGAATCGTGCCAATGGAAACGCCCAATGCACCCGTTACCGCCGCAACACCGCCTTTGACCGCGGCAATGGCGGCAGGTGCTTTCGACACAAGCGTCATGATACTGCCCACGACCGAAATCGTCTTGCCGATTACAATCAGCAGAGGCCCCAATGCTGCCGCAATGAGAGCGATTTTGACAATAGTTTCCTTTGTCTGTGGGTCAAGCTGATTCAGCTTATCCACCAGACCTTGAATATGGGAAACAATGGAACGGATAATTGGCATAAGAACATCAGAGAACGAAATCGCCAATTCTTCAAGCTGTGATTTCAGAATAGTCAGCTGTCCTGTGAGGTTGTTCTGCATGGTTTCTGCCATAGCAAGGGATGTGCCGTCACAGGAAGAAATTGCACCTTGCAGCTTTTTAATATCCGCAGGTGCAGCATTCAAGAGTGCCAGAAATCCCGACATTGCATTCTTACCGACAAGTGCCTGTGCTGCCGATGCCTGTTCTGATTCAGATAATTGAGAAAATGCCACACGACAATCTGCAAGAATATCGGTTAAACCTCGCATACTGCCGTCAGCATTGGTGGTCTGGATCTGTACTTCTCCCAGTGCTTTACCGCAAAATTTCACTTCACCTGACAGCACCGTCATGATAGAACGCAGAGAAGTACCTGCCTGTGTGGACTTGATACCCGCATTCGCCATCAGACCGATTGCCTCAGCAGTATCTTCAACAGAAAATCCCAACGCACCTGCAACAGGGGCGGCATATTTGAAGGTTTCGCCCATCATGGCAACGTTTGTATTTGCATTACTGGATGCCGCCGCCAGCACATCAGCAAAATGACCGCTGTCGGCAGCAGTTAAGCCGAAAGCGGTCAGAGCGTCTGTGACAATATCGGATGTGAGAGCCAGTTCCTCGCCCGATGCAGCGGCAAGGTTCATGATACCCTCAATACCCGAAAGCATATCCTCCGTTTTCCAGCCTGCCATCGCCATATAGTTCATGGCTTCAGCGGCTTCGGATGCGGAGAATTTTGTTTTTGCACCCATTTCTCGTGCTTTTTCCCGGAGAGCGTCCAGTTCCTCACCAGCCGCACCGGACACAGCGGCAACCTTGGACATGGCGGCATCAAAGTCCGCACCTGTCTTTACGGCAATCGTGCCGAGCGTGGCAACACCGGCGGTCACAGGCAACAGTTTCTCGCCCGCACCGGAGATTTTATCGCCGACCTTCTGCATGGTTGCACCGGCGGCTTCCAGCTTTGCAAAGGCTGTATTTGTTCGGTCGGCTTCATTTTGCAGATTGCGGAGTTCGTTTTCCGTTTCGATGATCTCACGCTGAAGTGCGTCATACTGCTCCTGCGTGATGTCACCGTTTGCAAGTGCCGTATTTGCCTGTTCTGCAGCGGTTTTGAGCGTATCCAGCTTTTCCTTGGTAGAAGTGACCGCCTCTGCAAGCAGCTTGTGTTTCTGGGAGAGCAGTTCGGTGTTCGACGGGTCAAGTTTCAGCAGCTTTTCCACGTCTTTGAGCTGTGTCTGGGTGGTGCGGATATTTTTGTTGACACCTTCCAGAGCCTTGGAAAGTTTCGTGGTATCGCCGTTAATTTCAACGGTGATGCCTTTGATTCTGTTTGCCATGGGGTCACCTCCTTCTTGAGGGCATGAAAAAAGCACCTGCCGGAGCAAGTGCTTTTTAACAAGGTATTATACTATTTCATAACACAGTTTGTCTAAATCGGCCTTATGACCGTTATTATAAAACGTCAACACTGTTTTGTAGATAATGTCACACAAGTACTTTGTATCAATAGAAGCAGTAAAAATGTTATTTTTGTTGTCTAAGTGATATTTCCATGTGCCACCATCAATCGTTCCGGGTTTGATCAATTTCAACTCTGAAATTTCAAGATGTTTTTTTCTGTATACATCTGTTGTGGTTATATCGACGCTGATGCTGTGTAGCACCTTGCATCGTAAAGCATAGCAAATTGTTCCGTTAAATTCCACTTTTTCAAAATTAGGGAAGCCAACAGAAAATGCTTCCTTATCCATATGCGAATCAATCCAGTTAATATAATTTGTTCGTGAGGAAGCGCCATACTCTAATTGACTACAAATATCAGGAAGAGTCAGCGCAAGAGTAAGTGCAGAATAATAGAAACCTGCATCGATTGTCTTTTTCAACTCATCTAAAATCTGTTGCATAATTAACCTCCAGAGTTTTTTTAATTATAGCACAGAATGAAGGAAAAGTCAATCAAAACGAATCAAAATCGGACTGCTGTGCCATATAATCATACTCCGCATCATCATTCTCCCTCTCCGTGAACATATCATTGACGAGTCCAATCGACAGCAGATCAAGATCCGCCATCGACAGACCCAACTGCACACAACGGAGCAGAAACAGCGGTGTCGTCATTTCCCTGTCAATCGGACGATGTTTTTTTTAGACTCCACCTGCGTTTCGATATTCAGCCCCCACAGCTCAATCAGCTGCGGCAGCACCTCGTAAATGGAGAATGTGTTGAACGCTTCGAGCCAGTCATCAGGATTGTCCGGGACGTTCTCCAGATCAGCGTGTTTCGCCATGATGTATGCGATATTCTCGAAAACCTCAAGGCTCTCGATACTCAGTTCAGAGTTTTCCTCATCACCCTCGGAAACGGACTTCTGCAGAGCTGCAAAGTCCTTGTAAATGTCACGCCCGAACTTCAGACGGTACAGGCGAGGCACAGCGGCACTCGCCTTGAAAGGAACTTCCAGTCCGTCCACCAGAATATTTTTCTTGATAGCCATTTTAACCAGCCTCCTTATATCCAATGTCGGCATACCATTCGTCCTCGTGCAGCATCCTGCCTCGGACTCAGGCATCCTTATGATTTTGTTGTTGTGGTAGTAGCCGCCTTTTTCTCCGAAGTATCGGGGTTGTACGGCATCTTGTACCAGTTGTTGTATGTCGTTTCATCGGTTGCTTCACAGGTCTTTGCCTTCACAAGTCCCGTTGGTAGTGCAGAAGCCGTC